CCTCTGATGTACTTGACCGTCGCACTGCCTCCGATGTACTTGACCGTCGCACTGTCTCCGATGTACTCGACCGTCGCACTGTCTTCGATGCGCTTGACCGTCGCATTGTCTTCGATGTGCTTGACCGTCGCACTGTCTTCGATGCTTATCACGCGACCGCCCCTGATGTGATGCACCTCCGCATCACCGCAGACAATCCAACACCCGCCAAGGAGCATCTTCCGCTTGTCGCGAACAACCATTCGTTTCACACGCTCACGGAGATTCTCGGCAGTGCGGTTGAACACCTCGTCGCTCCACCACTCCGGCGTACTGGACTGGTCGACGCGGAGTTGGTACTGTTCGCAGTCCTCCAGTTTGTCGCCGGGCAGGAATTCCACGCGGACGAATTCACCGCGACCGTTATCACTGAGGCCACGAGAGTCGACTAAGTCCTCGTGTGAGTCGGTGTGCTCCGGGTCGCAGACGATCTCGCCTGATGGGAGCACGATGGCTGATAGAAAATTACACATTTGTGGGCCTTGAGGGGATAATAGAAAGAGAGCCCTGCCCGTCGCTTCCAAAGTGCGACCTAAGAGAATCGTTCCGGGCAGGGCTCATCGTGGTAGTTGGTCGCATTGGTCGCACCTCGTTGAGTTGGAATAGTTTCAACAAGGGTGAATCTACACAACATACAGAAAAATTGCAATAGTAGTTTGTATTTTTTGAGGAATAAAAATACACCGATTTGCGCGATATTGGGGGGAGTGGGGGAAACACTTAAATTACCCCACCCCCAAGACTCGACTTGGTGAGTTGGCCAAATGTCAATCTGTCCCCCGGACGAAGGGGGCGCAAAAAGAAAGCCCGCACTGGGCGGGCAAGGGTGGGTGACTTCCAACAAAATCGGCCGTGTTCTAGCAACGACTACCAATCCACCGGTCGGCGCATGAAAAAGCCCGCGAGTTGCGGGCAAGTGTTCGGGAATTCCGACTTGCCAGCGTGAGGCCAGCACGGGCGACGTGTGCGGCCCGGATTAGCGATGTACAGGGGTTCAGGCTTGCGGTTTGGGGCTGGGGGTGGTATCGTTGGGGGTTGGGGTTGGTTCTAGCATAGGGAGAACATCATGGGACGCACGCAAACCACAGAATCGACCGGCAAGCTCTGGAAGCTCATCCAGATGGTCGGCGTCGTGGGAATCCTCGCCGGGGCGACGTGGTTCATGGTCGGGTACGCCGGGGACGATGGCAACGCATCAGCCGGTGGAATGGTCCTGGGTGTCCTCGCCGCGCCCGTCTGGGTGTTCGGCCGGGTCGGGGCATGGTGGTTCCACGGGTGATTCAGCCAGTCCAATCGCCAGCAAAACCAACCGCCGACACCGCCAGCGAATCACCGTCTCGCCCATAGGCATCTTCATTCCGAGTCGAGCTAGCAAAACAAGCTTCGGTGTTTCGATGTCCCATTCGTGCTTCGTGATCTGCTTGTGGAAGCCTGTACAGCGGTGTACAGGGGTTCAGGTGGGTTTGTCTGCCCGATAAGGCCACCATTTGTTGAGTTTCTTCTGCCGCTTCTTGCAGCCCCCGCATGGTTTGATTCCCACCGCCTTCGTGAGTTTCGCTATCGTGTCGCCCAGGCCGCGTGATGGGGCTTTCGGGCAGTTGCGGTGCGGCGGTCTTCGTGGGCCGGGCTTGCACTCGAAACCACATATCCCACACACCCATCGGCCGCTCCGCCATTCAAGCTCGCAATTCGTTGAGGTCATACCAACTCAAACGTCAAGTCACTTGGGCTCCCCGTAATGGTGCACGGGCTGCAATACTTCACGCTGAATGGATCATAGGAAACAATCCACGGTGACGATAAATTAGCCGCAGCGTCACCATACGCCCATGTTGTCCAGTATGTGTCGGCGTCCCAGGACTGCTGCAGGCCGACCATCGCCTTAGCTTGACACACATCTGCCAGGCACCACATCCAGAACGTAATGAAAAAACGGTTATAGGTGCGGCCGCCGCATGTACAGTTAGAGTAAGTGTCGCTATAGGTCCATTGAACGTAATTAGAGGCCGTATAGATGTGTGTCAGATTGTACGTCCCTGCCATGTCGCCACACCAGGAACACGTATCGTCGGTCCACTCGTCGGGCAACACAACCTCAAGTTCCGTACTGGTTGGGCTGAAGTCAAGGCAATCAGTTGCCACCGAGCAGTCGTCCTCGCAACACCCACCCCCACAAACCCCAAACCTACCGAGCGGATTCGCAAGACGCGAACTCGGCAGCCAGAGTCCAGCGGTCTTGATGTAGGTGGGGAGTCTTAGCATGGGGCCATATCCACATACCACTGCCCGTTCATGCGCACGATACGGACGAAATCGCCGATGTCAATCGTGCCCGATTCCATCGTCGGCGGAGGTAGTACAGTGCGAGCATTCCGCCCCGAGTCGGCCAGCGGTTTTCCCGTCCAGATAGAAACAGTCACACCCGTTGTGTTACTGTATATGAGGTCGGCGTCGAGCTTGCCCCAATAAGACTGCGAACCGGCCGGCCCCAGCAACACCAGCCCCCACCGATTCCCGTCCCCATCCTCCTGCGCCGCCTCATCCTTCCACACAACAGGAATCCCAGTCCCGGCCGTGACGAGGTGCGAGCAGTCGCCGCCAGATGCATCGTCAATCACCGCAAACTCGTCATCCTCATCAGTCACCGACAGTCGCACGGGAACCAGCCCAGCAACGCATACCCGCGTCGGCTTGCCTTTCTGGCATGGCTTCAGCAGTACACCAAACCGGGTAACGTGTTCCGGGTCGGTCGGCACTACCCCCTTAAGTGGCGTCTTGTTCAGGAATTCCGAGAGGTTGTCCAGTGGCGTATACAGCGGCCCGTCGAGCCCCACTACGTCAAACCGATTCCGGTCCGCGCCGGTATCGTTGCGGCAAAAGAAACTGGTTTGGTCATCGACACCACCACGCGGACCACGGCCGCCGGTTCGTTGGGCCTGCTTCCACCACTGAATCATATCAATGGTTTCATTGTAGACCGTGCGTGACATTTTGGGCGACGTATCGCCAGCGACCAGTTTACGGTAGACGTTCGCCATGCCTCAAATCCCGAATGTGCTAAAGTCAACCGTATAGTGAACGGGGATCACGTCAACTTGGCGAGGCTTCGGCGTAGTCTTCTTGGCCCCGATGTCTTCGTTTTCTTCGTAGCGGGTCCAGAGATAATGCCAGCCCGACTTGCTAATGCCATAGATGTCACCGATAGACAATCCAGACTCGGTCGGGGAGTGCTCGAAGTTGAACGTCAGTTCGAGGATGTCCGGGTCTTTGGACGACTGGCTGCCTGATGCGCCGTCGAACCGGACAGTACCAGCAGCGAATCCCCGGAAGGTGGCGGTGTTGACAAATCCAGTGTATGCCCCGAGATATTGCGAATAGGTCCAGCCAAAACTAGCCAATAGAAGCTGATGAGTTTCGGACCACTTGAACGCCGCGTCCGGTACGTCAACGCCTTCTACCGCCCCGTCATCGCCAACACCGATTGCTCCCTTGTGGTTGATTGAAGGGGCACCTGAGGGCGTGTAGCTTGTCGCCGCCGAAAGCACTTGCGTCATGTGTTTGGTCTTGCCGGTCGTGTCGAAGTGCCAGGTGTACTCCCCGGCAGTCGGTTCCTTCTTGTCGATGGTCCCATAGGTCACGTCGACGTTGAATATCTCGAACCCGATTTCCGCAAGTGCTACGTCGGTACGATAGAGATTATTGTGCAGCAACGGCGAATAGCCCAACGCCAGATTACGGGCAACCAGTTCATTAGTCACGCCCGTCAATACGTAGCATCGTGTGGCCGACTTGCGGGTGTCGCGTAATGTGTTCGGTCGTTCGTCCCAGACAATAGCCATCAGTTGGCAAGCTCCTGGTTTTGATCTTTAACGGTCGTGACTAGATCGCCCGTGTTCTTACTCGTCCTCTTCCCCTCGATCAAGAACTTCTTCATGAGCCCAACCAGTTCCCCAGTGCCGACGCCCATACCTCGTGCCGCCCCAGCCGAGAATGTACCGGAGATGCTCGACTTCGCCGTCGCGAAATCATCACCGAAATCAGGGGCACCGTCCTTACGTTTCTTGTCCGCTTCTTCCTTGCCTTTAATTGCATCCTCGACCGCCGCGTCTCGGTCCTTCTTCGCTTTGTCGAGTTCGGCCTGTGCTTGGGAAATGCTGTCCTTTCGGCTCTTATCACTCGCCGCCTTCTTGCCCGCGAGAATGCCTTGCGCCGCCTTGCGGTCAGTCTCGATCTCGGATTGTGCCAATGCTGTCTGGGCGTCGATGTCGGCCTTACGTTTCCCACTGCCCGCCCGGCTTCGCGTGAAGTCCTGCTTGAGTGCCGCCCGCGTATCCTCCACACTCACGCCTTGAATCTTCGCAAAGATCGGGGCGAGCATATCAGCCAGCCCCTCGGTGAATGAGTTGTTCTTCCAGTCGTCCCACGCCTTCTTGATGAATCCAATCACGCCAGCCCATGCGCTCTTGATCTTCGCCACCGCGTTGATGAACAGGCTCGAAAACCCGTAAGTCACATCCGACCACCACGACCGGAAACCCTCCGTCTTCTCCATCCAGAACGAAACCACCCTCGCCCAGAGTAGCTTGAGCGTGGAAGTCACCACACCCATCGCCGCGCCGATGTCACCGGACGAGATAGCCGCCTTGATGCCGCCCCATGCCGTCGTGGCGTCTCCGACAACGGTTGATACCATCGAGCCGATACCGTTGGCATAACCAGCGATGGCCGAGCCGACTGCCTGCACTGGCTTCGTGTTGCGGGCGAGGTAGAGCAGGCCCGCGCCGATACCGGCCACACCAGCGACTACGAGCCCTATCGGTGAGAGGATAACCCCAACCACAGCCGACAGGACACCGAAGGCAGCAGCGGCCACACTCACGACGGTAATCACGCCACCGAGGGCCAGGGACACCGTGTAGATGATCCCCGAGAATACCAGCAGAGCCACGCCACCGGCCGCGATAGCCCCGCCGACGTGCATGATGGTGACGAGTAGTTCCCGGTTATCCTCAATCCATTTGCGACTGGCTGTTAGGATTCGCTGAATAGTCTTGATAGCGTTGGTCATCTCATCGGCTACCGCTGCCCCGACTGCGAAGAACGCCGCCCCTACGGTTCGCTTCATCCGATTCCAGGCGTCGGTCATTTCCGCCGCTGCCTTGGCCTGCTCTGGTCCGATCGACAACCCGAGCCGCTTGGCCTCTTCGCGCAGTTCCTTCGTAGCACCGACCATCGGGAGTAGCATTGTTCCGCTACGGCCGAACACTTCCATCGCCGCCGCTGCTCGCCGGGTCGGGTCTTCGACGTCACCTAATGCCGAGAGTATCCGCTCGAACTGGTCTTCAGGTGACATAGCGTCGAGTTCGGATAGCGTTACCCCGAGAAGCTCGAAGGCATCGACGGACGTACTCAGCCCACGGTGAGCGTCCCCGACCGTCTTCTGCATCTTACGCATGCCCTTTTCGACTTCCGCGATGCTGGCCCCGCTCTGCTCGGCCGCGAACCCTAACTCAGAGAGGGCGTTAGTCGATGCGCCGGTCCTCGCTGCCATCTTGTCAAGCTGGTCACCAGCCTTCATAAAGACCTTACCGGCCATGATGAACGGCGCGACAATCATACCGCCCGCAACGAGGGACATTTTGCCAGCCATCGAGACGCCACTGCTGAAGGCCTGTAGCCGTCGCTGTGCGTTTCGTAGTCCACGAATCAGCTTGGAATTCTTTACGTACAGTTCCACGAACGCTTTACCGGCTCGAATGTCTCGACTCATCCGGTCACCTTCCCGCTGTTGTGTAGTGCCTCAAGAATGGCCGGGTTGTACGGCATGACGTTGCTCGCCTTGTCGGGTGACTTCCGCATCGGGTTGAACTCGTCGGGGCTGAACGGTTGCGGTTGCTGTTCACTGTCTCGCCACTGCTCGGCCATCATGCACATCGTTTGCGCCGTGTGATCCCACGCCCCGCGAGCCATCCACCATAACTCGCGAAGCGTTTTGTTGTCCGGGTCGATTCCGCCAGCCTGCCCGGCTAACTCGTAGGCGAATTCAACCGCGTCAAAGTCGCCTCGATGTCCGCGTTCATCCGAGCTTCCATCGCCTCCGTCACTTGCGCCATCAGTTCCGGGTCGTCCAGTTTGGCCAGAGCGAGGGCTTCCGCCTTGCTTCGCACTTCGGTCGCCTTCTCGGTCGCCTTGCGCAGAAGCAATTTCCTCTGGCCGGGGAAAAAATCCACGATGGCCTTAATCAATGCTGATGCCGCTTCGTCGATGGGGTCACCCACGAGCGACTCCCCGAACTGCTCGGAATTCACACCGAGAGCGTCGGCTTGCTTTTTGCACAGCACCCAGAGCACATCCACCAGCAGGCAAAAGTCTTCGGCGAGTCGGTCGATAGTACTGGGGCTTGCGTCGGCAAGGTCCAAATCGAGGGCCTCGCGAGTCGCCTTGATGGCCCCGACATTGACGACCAGCACCCACGCTCGTCCTTGGCTGTCGGTGAACTTGCTCACGGCGTGGAGTCCTCCCCGGATAGGATGGTCAGCACCCCGGCCGTGGTCGTGCCATTGGAGACAAAAGACACGGTGATTGGGTCGCCGGTTACTGGGTTTACCAGTCCCGACGTGTCGTGCCAGGTCGACGGCTCATTGGCCACGAGGTCAAACTGGGCGATGGAGTCGCCGTCCGCGTCCTCGAAGTAGACGCTGGCCGTCACCGTCGAGTTGAGAATCAGCAGCTTGACAGCATCGCCGTCGATGGCTGTGTTGACTTGCTGAACCTCGGTCACGACAACCGTAGCGTCGGAGCTCGCTACGAAGTCATCACCGACACCGCCGTCGAGAGCCAGGGCGTTGGTGCTGACAGTCACGTCGACATCGTACCGGGCACCGCCGCTTCCGGTCGTCCAGAAGACGTCCATCTTGCCGCTCGTGTAGCCATGGTCCGCAGCGAGATTGCAGGCAGCCGTGTCGGCGTCGGTATTCACCCAGTCCGTGGCCGCCTTTCCAGCAGCCAAGGCAATGAGCGTGTTCCCGTCGCCGTAGGTATTGGCATGGTCGAAAGTCTTGGTGATCGTGTTTTGCACAGTCACGCCGCCAAGGGCAGCAACAACCGTGAGTGTTCCTGTGGCCATATCGGCCTCCTTTCCTGATTAGGTGTAGAGTACCGGGGCGCGTCCCGATTTCTTCGTTGGGGTTGCGGTAAAGTCGAACGTCTGCTCACCAGCGAGCGGGGCACCGTTCTTGACACTCAAGGTCACGTCGCCGTCGAAGCCCTTGCCGCTGGCATGGTCCTTCGTTCGCAAGGCAACCGGCGTTCCCGCAACAGCAGCGGCCCAGAGGGCGGCAACTGCGGCGTCGGTTATGTCGTTCGTTAAATTGAAGTCATACGAAAACTTCAATGACACGACGTCCTCTGTCTCGATAGGTGCCGACGTGCCCGCACCCTTCGAGGTGGTCGACGCCTTGGTCGGATCGACGCTGTACGTGGTGTCTCGGATAATCACGATCGGCGTCGATGCGGTAGACCCGGCTGTGCCGTAGTACGTCAGGCCCTCAAATCCCATTTTCTCAGCCATGTCTGGCTCCTTTCGTTATCCGAGCGACCCGCCAAAACCTTTGGCGAATCGGTCGAGGTTTGCTTCGAGAGCCGGACCTATGAACGGCCGTGGCTCGAAATATGACTTTCCTCTTTTGCCGCCGTGTTCGAGCGGTTCGCCTGCATCGCCGAGGACGCTGTATTGCGTCCCGATGACAGCCGAGTATTTACCTTCCATGCCGACACGTAATGCGCGGCGGATGCCCTTCTTTTTTCCGCGTGTGTGTGGGGGCCGTCCTGGCTTGGATGGTTTCGGGCTGCGAATGATCGACTTGCCCGCAGTCTTGCGAATCGAAAACGCCGCGTGTCGAATGTTCTTGTAGACCGAACGGTCAACCGCCGCTTTGACTTTGTGGGTCTCGTCAATCACCTTCGATGTCATGCCGATCACGGTATTGCCCTCCTCAGTTGAAACTTGAGGGTGAGCACTCCCGTGAACTGGCGGAAGTTCTGCATGTGCGCCGGGTAATAAGCTGGATTACGTGCCCAGCCGTAGCACCAGGCCGAGCCTTGCGTTGCCGTTTCAAGTCGAGAACCCACAAAGTTATCGCGGAGTTCTTGAATCAACAGCATCAAGGCATCGGGCACGGTGTTCGCCGACACGTCGCACAGCTTGCGGACCACAACGTCAACGGCCAAATCGTTTTGCGTGTTGCCACGGTCCATGATTTCGCCGCTGTCATCCCGGACAGCTACGTCAACGTGGAGGCCGTCATCTTGCAGTTCAGCCGTCAAGTCGTAGACGCGAGTGGCCGTGAATGTCTGAGTCCATGACCCATCATTTAAATCATCCTTGACCGCTTCCGCGATTTCTACAACAGCGTCATCTGCCATCAGGTAACCTTCACGAGCTTGGTATGGATGCGGAGAACCTGACCGCTTGCGTCTTTCGCAAACGGTCGGAGGTTTCCGCGTTTCATCACTTCGTAATACCGAGTGCCCTCAGCGTCCACGTCTTCGATGCGGTCGCCGGGGGTCGGTTCAACAATCACGCCACCTAATGTCAGTTTGGCCGCGTCCGTAATGAACGTGGCGTCGGTGACTTCGGTGACCAAATTGCCTTCGTCGTCGAATGTGGAATACTCAGTCCGGCCGCGAGTCGCACTGATCGCAACCGAGAGCGCCCCGCGACGATAAATCATCATGGACGAGGCACCCTCTTCCAATTTGTTCAACAGCCAGCCCGTGCCGGCACTGAGTAGATCACCCACGTCAGGGCCTCACTATTGCGCGAGCCAAGTGTTACTGCCGCTACTGAGGCAGGTAATCGTGACGCCCTTGCCGGACACGGACGAGAACGCCGCGTTCGCTGACGCGCCGTTGATCGTTCCGCCGGTCACCGGGTAGACCTTGAGGATCTTGTCGAGCACGCCGTTGCCGATGAACAGCGTTCGGCCGGTCACCTTGTCGTTAGCGTGGATGACGACACCCTTCGTGTCGTTGGCCGCCGTGGTCGGATAGACCGATGCAGTCGCAGCAGGCAACGCCCCGGCGTCTGCCGTCGTAGTTCCGGCCGCCGCTGTCGACGCACCGATACCGAGAGTCAGGCAGCCCGGCATTGCCGTGGCGACACTCGTAGCGCCGACTGTCAGCCCCGAGGTGTTGCTCGTGCCGAGGCTGAGCGTTCCGTCGGTGCCTGAACCGTGAGCGTTTCCGGCAAGCACTGTCACCGCTCCACCGTTGGCGTTTCCGGCCGTTCCGGCTCCACCTGCGATGGATGCCGCACCACCTGTGCCACTGGTCGCGCCACCGATACCGCCAGTCAGGGAGGCAGCACCGCCAGCACCAGTCAAGCCAGGGACACCACCAGCAACGGAGGCCGCACCGCCAGCATACGCACTGGTTGCACTTGTGCCGGCCGCAATGGCGACCGTACCACCCTGGGCTGCGTCCAGCCCGTTGATGTTCAGTGTGGCATCTTCCGCCTCAATGTCCGAAGCAGTGACCGCTCCGCCGATCGTCGCGGTACGCTTGGCACCCGAGAGAGCCACCTTGACATAGGTGTCGGTGGCCGCAGTGGTCTCCGCGCAGACGCCCATGATGTAGACGCTCGCGGTCGCGGCGGTCGCGGCTCCAGTTCCGGCAGTTCCGCCGTAGGGGTCGCCGGACGAGTCCCAGTAGACGGCATCGCCAGCCGTTTGAATTTCGGCCTTCTGTGGCACTCTGTAAACGCCAGTGATGGCAAGATTGCCTTTGGCACTGTCCGCGATTGCCACCGGGGCAATACAGGGGATCGTTCCAAGCAGGACAACTTCACCGGCTATTACGGCCCCTGAGGGCGTGTAGTCGATCAGGTCGCCGTCCTGGTAAGCCAAACAAGGTGTTTGAGCCATGTCTATTTACCTTTCGAAAGAGAGTTTGCGATTTAGTTGGGGGTCTACGCCTGGGCTTCAACCGAGGCGCGGTATTCGGTCATCTGAACACCGAAGTCGTGATAGCCACGGAACTGGATTCCGAGCGTGTCGAAGTCAGCATCAGCCGATTCGATAACGGGCGTTTCCACACCGTTCAGGAAACAGACGGAAGCCGACGCGAGAATCGACGGACTGCAAGCCATCCACCAGTTCGTGGCCGAGTGGCCCGTGTAATTCGAGTTGCTCAACTCGGGCACGACAACCGGCGTGAAGCGGTTGTTGTAGATGTTGTTAGTTCCGGCCTTCGTCGTGGCGGTCGTGTTGCGAATCTCACGCGAGGTGTAGAATTCCAACGCGGTTGCTTCGAGTTCGACAGGGACGAGAACCCGGTCAGGGTTCAGGTTCATGGCGTTGCCATCCGGCCCGGACAAATTGCGGAACGCCTTGACGGCAGTCCCGATTCCAGCCGATGCAAAGGCGGAACTGGTTACGAGGTTGCCGCGTGTCGCCGTCCAGAACGCCGCTCCATCCTCGGCCGCAAGCCATGCGGTCCAGAATGCCTTGAGTACCTTCAGGGCGCAACCGATGCCGAGACGCTTACGGATGTCGTTGAACGCACCGAGGTCGTCATTGATGATGTCGGCCCGCGTCATGGCGAGCATCTTGGCGTAGGTTTTGGCCTGCTTGGTGTACGACTCCTGCCCAAGCGTGCCGTGCTTGATTTCGCCAGCCGGGCCGAGTTCCTCATATTCGAGGTCGGCCGTCATGCGAAACGACGTGGATGTCTTGAAGTCCGAAACGGTTTCGGGAACCGCGACTTCTCGCCACGTCTGCGGGATGGCATAGAAGCCACTCAGCAGAGACTTGTGGCCGAGGTTCGTCAGCATCGTTGTCACGGTGTGCGTAGAGAACGCCGCCCGTAGCACTTCCGCTACATTGCCTTGACTGATAGCCGCTCGCCCACTGTAGCCATTCTGCGCGGCACAATGGAGCAAGAGTTCCTGGATACCGAACCCTCGGAGCTTGTCGGACGCTTCGATGACTTCCGGTTTGTACTCCTTGTCGAGGTCGGGCAGTCCGGCGGAACGACTGAAAGCCGCTTCGATGACTTCCGTACTCATGTCCCGGTTGCTGCCGTAGACTGCCGGGGGCTTCGGCCGCTCGGCCCGGACCATCGCCACCGATGCCTCGGCCTCGGCTTTGACAAGTTGGACTTCGAGCCACGCCGGGGCCTTCTCTTCGTTGAGGGCCTGGGCCTTCAACTCGGCCGCCTTTTTGCCAGCCTCGGCTTGAATCTCACTGAGCTTTGCGGGCTCAATCGTGCCGGTATACCCGGCAGCCTTGGCTTGCACTGTGGCAACGTGCTTCTCGTAGGCCAGAACCACGCCCTGTAAGTCGAACGTAGGGGCGGGCACCGGGGCCGCGCCTTCGATCGGCTTTCCTTCTTCCTCTGCCTTCGCTTTAATGGCGATGGCCTCCGCGTCGTACTTGGCTTGGAGCTTGGTTTTCTGCTGGTCGGTCAGTTCGGCCAAGTCGAAACCAAGGGCCTTTACCCATGCTTCAAATCCCATATCGTCTTCCTTTCGCGTATTAGCGGCATTGGCCGCGACCTTGGCTGATGTCTTGCCGTCGGCAGCCATCGCCACAAAACTCACCTCGCCGAGCGTTGCTTTACGTGCAACGTAGACGGGTCCCTTGAATGTCTTTCCGTTGACCGCTGTCGAGGTGTTCTCGTCGAAGAACTCCATCTTTCCAGGGCTCGCGCCGACCGAGGCTTTCCAGGGGAAGCCCATGCCAGCGCTGTTGATAACTTGGTTCGCCTCTACGCCGGCACCAGAGACGATGCCCGCGAGCTTCAGGGATGACGCGCCCACGTCGACCGCGTCCGCGTGGCCCACGATCTTCTCTGTGTCGTGATCCATCAGGATCGGGAGCGGGGCAGAGGCAGAGAGCCCCGCAAGGTCGATGACAACCGGCGAGCCGTAATAGCCCACGCTCATCGCGCCGCCCGTGTAGGCAGTCATAGAGAACCGCTTGGGCTTGTCACCGTCGTCTGCTGCTTTAATCCACTCGACGCCAGAAGCGTCGAAACGGATGTCGTGTCGCTGCTCGGCCGCTCGGATCATTCGAGCCTTATGCCGCCGTTTGCTTTGCTTGCTCATAGGGTGAGCCTCCCGTTGCCGTGAATAGGTCCAGTGAGGGCCGCCGCCTTGGTCGGTTCAGGTTTGGCGGGTGGCGTGCTGCCCGGTTTCGGAGGTGCCCCGCCCGCCTTTTGGAAGTTCGATTCCAGGAGTTTCGACTGCATCTCCTTAACGGTCAGGCCGTAATCGTCGGCGAGTCGTTGTAGTCGGTCCTCGAAGTCGTCGCCATCCTCGGCCGCGATGTCCGAGGGTGAAGCGGTGCCGGTCGATAGGTCAATCTTGCGAGCGTTCGCCGTCTTGACTGGGTCGTTCTTGGGCTTGCCTGCCCATGCCCAAC